TCGGGGGCCTTCAAGCAAAAAGGGGGTAAAAACTAAGCGATTTTGACGAAAGGAGGTAGTTTTTGGCTAAACCAATTACAGCAAAGTCGATTAAGTCAAAAGTGGTCAAGCAGATGAAAGACTTGGGTACTTATCGTAAAGAGTTCGAAATGATTATTGACATCTTTGCAGGTATGTTATATCAGTATCAGAAACTTGCTCAAGATTATGCTGACATGGGTTATCCAGTAACAGACACCTACGTCAATAAGGCTGGTGCTGAGAACGAACGTAAAGTTCCAATCTTGACAGCGATGGAAATTTTGAGGAAAGACATTCTCAGCTACTCTAATCAGCTGATGATGAATCCTAAGTCTCTTGGTGAGGTAGTAGAACAAGAGGGTGAGTCAGTTCTTACTGAGGTCCTGAAGTTCAAAAACGAAATCAAGAAGAAGCGAGTGACTGGCAATGGGTAATCTTGGCAAAGCGAAAGAGTATGCTCAGCACGTCATATCTCACAGAGAGGAACATTGTGAGGAGAACATTCTTGCAGCTGAACGTTTCTTGCGTGATCTTGAAAATCCTGAGTTTGAAATGGATGAGGAAATCGTTGATTTCGTTGTTCACTTTATCGAGAACACAATAGTCCATCAACAGGGTGATGATATGCTTGCGGTGTCTATCCGTAACAAGCCATTACTCTTGCAACCGTGGCAACATTTTGTAGTTGTAAACCTGTTTGGATTTTACTACAAGGGGTCAAATGAGCGCAGGTTCAAAGAAGCGCTTATCATGCTTGCTCGGAAGAATGGGAAGACATCGTTTACTGCTGCAATCGCTCTCGCTTATCAGATACTAGACACAGATAGCGGTTCAAAATGCTACATCGTGGCCAACTCGGTCAAGCAAGCTATGGAAGCTTTTGGATTCTTGAAATTCAATGTGGAGCGATGGAATGACAAGAACATCCGTATCAAGGACAACAACCAGGAACACTCAATCAGTGCTAATTTTGGTGATGAAGGTTCTTTCTTTATTCAAGCTCTGGCAAATGATGAGAGCCGTCTGGACGCTTTGAATGGAAACGTTGTTGTCATGGATGAAGCTCACACGATGAGAAACAGCAAGAAGTACGGTCTCATGAAGAAAACAATGTCAGCATACCGAAACAGTATGCTTTTTGTTATCTCTACGGCTGGGGATATTCCTACAGGATTTCTTGCTAACCGTCTGAAATATTGTCAAAAGGTTCTCAAGCAATTGGTTAAGGATGATTCCTTGTTCATATTCATCTGCAAAGCTGACCAGACGACTGATGGAGACGTGGGCGATTACCTGGACGAGAATGTTCTTAAAAAAGCAAATCCTTCGTGGGGTGTGACGGTATCGCTCAAAGCTCTGAGAGAAGAAGCTGAGCAGGCTATGAATGATCCACAGACTAGGAATGAGTTCTTCAACAAGACTTTGAATGTCTTTACAAACTCAATGAACGCTTATTTCAATCCTGATGAATTTATTGCTTCAGACAGTTGTTACGATTGGACTTTGGAAGAACTGGCACGCTTGCCTATCCAGTGGTATGGTGGAGCTGACTTGTCAAGGTTGCATGACTTGACCGCAGCCGCTCTCTATGGTGTCTATCATGATGGTGAGAAAGATGTTGATATTTGTATCACACACGCTTTCTTTCCTCGTGTTAACGCTCAAAAGAAAGCCAATGACGATGGCATTCCACTCTTTGGGTGGCAGTCTGATGGCTGGCTGACGATGAGCAATACTCCGACCGTTCTCTATGATGATATTGTCAAATGGTTTATCAAGATGAGAGAGAAAGGGTTCAAGATTGCTGCTGTCGGAATGGATAGGAAGTTTGGCCGTGAGTTTCTGACGAAGATGAAACAAGCTCGGTTCAAGATGATTGACCAACCTCAGCTTTTTTATCTGAAATCAGAGGGCTTCAGACGGATTGAGTTCAAAGTCAAGAATAAAGAGTTTTACTATCTTCATTCTGATGCTTACGAATACTGTGTGAGCAATGTTAGAGCGATTGAAAAGGTGGATGATGCTGTGCAATATGAGAAATTAGACGGTGACGGTGGTACTGCAAGAATTGACTTGTTCGATGCCAGCGTTTTTGCTTGTATTCAGGCTCTTGCTAATCTTGGTAAGAATCAGAATGTCATGAGCTTCTTTGATTAGGTGACTTATGAATGAAATAGTTTTATCAGAACATGAAATTAATGTGCTAATTAATAAAGGGCGAGTTAAAGTAATTTTAAACGGTGAAGAAGTAATCGTTCGTCAAAGCTATACGAAAGATTTGAGGGCTGAAACAGTTAACTGGGATAAACAAATAGTTGATGTCAGTCAGAATATCGTAAGAAACAAACACTTTGATTCACTTTTTCAAAATAATTTTCGCTAGAAAGGAGGTGAGTAAAGATGGGGCTTTTAGATAGGTTTTTGAAACGTGGTAAGAGTCGAAGTGGAACGAATGTTATCACTCATTCAGATTTTGGGCTTTATATTGATGGTGATAGCTATGTGCCTTTGGCTCGAAATCCTGATGTGATTGCTGCGGTCAATAAGATTGCTGATATGGTATCCAATATGACCATTCATTTGATGGAGAATACCGACAAAGGCGATGTCCGAATAAAAGACGGACTGGCTCGCAAGATTGATGTAAATCCATGTGAAAATATGACTCGCAAAACTTGGATTTTCAAGATTGTGCGCGACCTGTTGCTATTTGGTGACGGAAATTCAGTTCTTCATGTTGAGTATGATTATGTGAATGATTACATTTTGAACCTAAGACCATTCCCAATGAGCGAAGTTTCTTTTAAAAGCGATGAGCTCGGCTATGTTATGAATTATCGTGGTGTTGACTACAACCCAAACGAAATTGTGCACTTTGTAATCAATCCTGATCCAGACAATCCATTTGTAGGAACTGGATACAGACTTGCTCTGAGGGATATTGTTAGGAATTTAAACCTTGCGACTCAAATCAAAAAAGGATTTATGAACGGAAAGAACGTTCCTAGCCTAATTGTTAAGGTTGATTCTTCGAGTGGAGAATTGGCCACGCAAGAGGGGAGAGACAAGGTTGCTAAGAAATACTTAACAACAAGCCAGGCTGGTGAGCCGTGGATTATTCCAGATGCTCTATTGAGTGTCGAACAGGTCAAGCCATTAAGTTTGAAAGATATTGCTATCAATGAATCTGTTGAAATTGACAAGAAAACAGTTGCTGGACTTTTGGGAGTGCCAGCTTTTATTTTAGGGGTTGGTAGTTTTGACAAAGAAGAATACAACAACTTTGTCAATACAACGGTCATGAGCATTGCTACAACAATCACTCAGACCTTAACTAGAGACTTACTCGTTTCAAACAATCGGTATTTCAAACTGAATGCTCGCTCGCTTTATTCGTATGACATTACAGAATTATCATCAGTCGCTGAACAGATGACTAAAAGCATGGCAATGCGTCGAAACGAGTGGAGGGATTGGCTTGGGATGCCACCTGATCCTGACATGGATGAGCTCCTTGCTCTTGAAAACTATATCCCACAAGATAGACTTGGGGACCAGAAGAAACTGAAAGGGGGTGAGGAAGAGAATGAAGAAACGGAATAGTTATCGTACCGCTCAATTCAAAACACGAGAAGAAAGTGAAACTGGTGATTTGATTTTGAGCGGGTACTTTATCAAGTTCGATGAAGTTACTGAATTATGGCCGGGTTACTTTGAGGTAATCAAACGCGAGGGTGTTGAAAAATCCATCAAAGGAGCTGACATCAGGGCATTGTTTAACCATGATGATAGTTTAGTGCTTGGTCGTACTGGTAACGGGACGGTCATTTTGGGAGTTGATGACATCGGTCTGTACGGTGACATCATTATCAATAAAGATGATCCGCAAGCTGTTGGGGCCTATGCTCGTGTTCAGCGTGGTGATGTGATTGGATGTAGTTTTGGTTTTATCCCAATCAAAATCAATACGGAAGAGCAAGCAGATGGTTCGTACCTGGACACTATCCTAGAATTAGAAATCTTTGAAGTGAGTCCATGTACTTTCCCAGCCTATCCGCAAACGGAAATTGCTGCACGACAAAAAGACTTTGAAAGTCAACAGCGTGCAAATCGTGAAGCGCTGGACAAGCGCAAGAAAGAAATTAAGGAGAAATTTAATCTATGAACAAATCAAAGATTTTAAGTGCTCGTGCTAATCTTAAAGCAAACAAAGTAGCTGAACTCGAAGAATCGATTGAAGAATTGAACAAGCGCTCTGAACTTGAAGCGAAGAAATTGGAACAAGCTGGAACTGACGAAGAAGTTTCAGCTGTCGAAAATAGCCTGGAAGACATCCAAAAAGAATTGGATGAAAAATTGGCAGAAAAAGAACAACTTGAAAAGGAAATCGAAGATTTGCAAAATCAAGTTGAAGAATTGAATCGCAAAGCACCGACTTACCCAAGTCAAGAAAAACGTGGAGGACAAAAATTGGAACAACGTGACGCAATTGCTAAATACATTCGTACTGGTCAAACTCGTGACATCGCAGGCTTGAAAACTACTGATTCAGGAAGCGCAGCTCTAATCCCTACTGAAGTTTTGAAACCTCATTTTGTTAATAAAACACGTAATCCACTTTTGGATCTTGTGGAACGTGTGAAAGTTAACAGTGGATCTGGTAAATATCCACTTATCAAGAAGACGGATGGTGTAATGGTTTCAACAGAGGAATTGAAATCAAATCCAGAACTCGGAAAACCAGCAATCAGCGAGATTGATTATTCAATCAAGACTTACCGCGGATATGTCCCTGTGTCACAAGAAATGATTGACGACGCAGACTATGACATCATGTCCATTGTTGAAGACGAAGTGTTCAATCAAGGTGAAAACACTGAATTGTCATTAGTTACAGCTGTCCTCAAAACAGCTACCCAAGCAGATGCGGCTGGATTTGATGGTATTAAAGATATCTACAACAAGAAGCTTAAATCAATTTATAAAGCAAGTATCGTTGTAACCAAGTCAATGTTTGCCGCACTTGATAAAGTGAAGGACAAAGATGGGCGCTACATGCTTCAAACTGATGTAGCTTCACCTACTGGCTATTCATTTGGTGGGAAAACAATCTACAAAGTAGATGACACAGTATTTGGAAATGAAGGAGACATGAAATTCTTCATTGGGGATGTCACTGAATTTGTCAAGGAGTTCGACCGCGCTCAAGTATCTGTTAAATGGGTGAACAATGACATTTACGGACAATTGCTTGGACTTTTCATCCGTTTGGATGTTAAGAAAGCAGATGAAGAAGCTGGATTCTTTGGAACATACACTGATGTTGTAGCTTAAGGAGGTAGCGTATGAGCTATAAAGTAATCCGTCCTTTCAAGGACTTGGCCGATCCTGAAAAACATGACTATGCTGTTGGCGATATCTTTCCTCGTGATGGATATGAGCCAACAGATAGCTTTACCAACGGCCTTTTGACTGGTGCAAACACTGCTGGCTCTATCTTCCTTGAGGTTTTGGGAGATGATGAGCCTAAGAAACCAGCTCCTGAAACAAAAGAAGTTAAGGAAGAGCCCGCAGTTGAGCAGGAAGAAACAGTTGAGGAAACTGCTGAAGAGCCTGCTAAGGAAGTTGAGGAGTAAACATGGACGAAGGTCAGCTTTTAGAATTGCTGAAGCTTAAGCTGGGTATTTCAACCATCTTGAGAGACAAGCCGTTAAAAAAAATCATTTCAAGTGTCATTACTGAATTGACCGATAATCTCGGTATCGAGCTTGTTGGTGAGCGTGCTGACCATGAAATGTTTATCGTTGACTATGCTGCTTATCGCTATGAGGGCGGGGTGGATATGCCACGTCACCTTCAGTGGCGATTGCATAATTTACAGATAGCATCAAAGAAAGAGGTCAAGAATGTGGAATCATGAAATCACGCTGATCTCTAAAAAAGTCACAGGTAAGGATAAGCTACTACAACCAATCTCTGAAGATGTTGAAATTACTCTCTTATGTCGCAAAAAGAGGGTTACTCGCTCTGAATTTTATCAAGCAAATCAGGCAGGTCTAAAACCGAGCTTGGTCGTTGAGATTCGAAATTTTGAGTATGAGAATCAAGAGTTTGCGAAGTTCGAAGGTAAGCAATATCGCATTTTGAAAACCTATCCTATCGATTCTGAAATTTTAGAGTTGACTTTGTCAGAGGTATTGAAATGAGTAATGACCTTGCTGATTTGATAGCAAAGGAGCTTGCAGCTTACTCTGATGAGGTTACTGAAGAAGTGGATAAGATTGCAGATCAAGTGGCTGATGAGACTGTGGATGAGTTAAAAGAGACAAGTCCGAAACGATATGGAAAGTATCGTAGAAGTTGGAAAAAGAAGAAGCTGGCCAATGGCTCTTTCGTTGTATTCAACGCAGTTGCAAGTCTTACTCACATACTTGAGAACGGGCACCTTTCAAGAAATGGTGGTCGTGTCGCTGGCATCGTCCACATCAAGCCAGCTGAAGAAAAAGCAATTCAGAACTTTGAAAAGCGTATCAAGGAGATTGGGAAATGAAGCTATCAGACTTTGCTGCTATTTTGGAACAGGCAAGCTTGCCTGTCACTTATCGAGCGTTTAAAATTGGGAACGCTCCTGACCTACCTTACCTGGTCTATTATGAATCGAGTCCAGCCATCAATGCAGCTGACAACACGGTTAATCATCAGATTAAGAGCGTGACAGTTGAGCTGGCTTTTGAGAGTAAGGATGAAGATTTGGAAGAGCGTCTGGAAGAGCTGTGGACAACCCACGAGCTCTTTTTCGATGTTCAAGAAGAAACATTTATCGAGACTGAAAGACTCTATGTCAAGTCTTACACGGTCTATCTATACTAAGGAGGAATGACATGACTCAAGAAAATAAAGTAACCTTTGGTTTGAAAAATGTTCACGTTGCGCCAATTAAATCAATTGGTGCCGATGGAGTGATTGCTTACGATGAAATTTTCCGTTTTCCTGGTGCAATGGAATTAACAT